AACAGAGTCACCTTGGACTCCAGTGATAGAAACATTTGCCGTACCCGTAACTGTAACCGAGCCAACGGCTCCAGTGCCAACAATGCCAGTAACACCAACATTCGCATCAGCGGATACAGTAACCGTTCCGGCAGATCCAGTTCCAACCACACCCGTGACAGAAACGTTGACGCCAGTCCCTTGGACGATGGTGACCGACCCGATTGCCCCTGTGCCAGAAACGCCTGTGACAGCGGCATTTGCGTCTGCGCTGACTGTGACAGTCGTAACCGCGCCAGATCCCGCAACACCCGTGACCTCGACAGGTATCGCTTCATTCCACGCGCCTTGGCCCCAAGTGCCTCTGCCCCAACCTGTAACATTTGCCACACGTTATATCCTACTGATTATGGCTACGGTCTTTCTGCTGTTTTAACCAGCGTCGATATTCTTCCTTAGTCATACGTTTCTGCTGAACCTGCTTCGCCACAACATCCTAAGCAATGCGAATAATCGCATTCGATGCATTTGCTGCGGGAAACTGGATAGTAAAATCACCTGAACTAGATGATTTATCTGCCCCAAAATCTAAAGCGCATACCGCAGGATCACCCGAAGCACTGTCGTTAAAGATCAATGCTCCGCGTGCGGTTAACGTGCTTGAGCTAAACGTCAAGTCAGAAAAGTCTGTTATGGCAGTAGTCCCATCGTTGCTAGGATCAACACGAGTAAGTGCTGCACCTTTGGCGGTGTAGCCTGTCCCAGATATTTCGTTAGACGTGGTATATGCCGTAGTACCTGCGCCTAAAGAGGCAGAGCTTGTGTACAACGCAAGATTGAAGGTGCTACCGCCCGTATTTTTAAAATTGTGAACAGCTTCTAAAATTTCTTTTTTGAAGGTAGTACACATTGCTGTCGTTATCGCCATTACAGACTCCTAATTATGTTTGCCATGTCAGCGTGCCCTTGTTTTTCTAGCTCTGCAATCAAGGTCGTCCTATCGCTTTTTATCGCCTCTTTGATGTAAAAAACCGCCGTTGCTTGTACCGATTCTTTGAAAGCCTCTGCCTGTTGCGCAATCAAAGGATGGCAGTTACCGCCAACGCTCACAATCCTATCCGCCGCAGCTTTTGCCCAAAACTCGGGATCGTGTCCTTTGTCTTGTGTAGTTGCCACTACAACGCTACCAACCTCAAGACTTGATGCCTCAAACAAAGCCAAGTTTACCCCCTAGCAATGTCATATCGGTATTCATCTCTAGAACCGTAACCTTCGCCCAAAGCCTTGAGTGACGCGACAGCTTGCGAGAAACGTTGTTCGTATTGAGCCGCTTCTTCTGGATTTTTCAAGAAGGTAGCCGCCTCTACGAGCGTGCCGTACAACAGAGCATCCGGAGCATTATCGGACAACCAAGTTGTGCTGGTGCCAGAGGTGGTGGTTAAAGACGCAGGGCGGTACTTGTAGTGCAACTCGAACGCATAGTCAGACGCAGGCGTCGGTGCGAGCAAAAAAGTATTGTCGTCGAACAAGGCGTAATACTGCGTAGGACCAGTGGTATTAGCGTTTGGCGTGTATTGCCGAATAAACGTTGTATGTTTGAATAAAGGATAGGTGTACACGCTATCAATGATCAAAGCCAAGCTGTACGACGCTAAAAAGTCTGACGGCGTTGCTAGGTAAGGAAAACCTGTTGTAGCGTTGCCCGTCACGTTTTTGCGAAAAACGGGTAAAGAAACGTTTTTGAGTATGCGTTCTTCTGCTTCTTGGATGAACGTGTCTAATTCGGCAACAAAAGTTGTTTCGGCGCTTTCGCAGTAGTCTTGTACGGCAGATTTTAGTGTGGCTAAGGTAAAACTCATGTTGTCACCACCGTTACTTCACCAACAATTCCAGAAGCTTTTACAGGCACAAAAGGGTTGATCCCGACAACAGGAACGCCAACCGACACAACCATTGGCTCGACTCGGTCTGGTCGGGGATTCTTCAAAGCTTGTGGATCGTCGACCCTTGGCAAAGGTAAGAGTTGCGGCTGTTTTGGCTCAAACTCATCAAACCCAACAAGACTACCGTTCCATTCTTTACGCATGCGATTAAGCTTGTAGCGGAAACCAGAACGATCCGAGATACCGTAAGCGTTTTTACCTGATGCAAACCCCATGGCTACGCTCCGTATCTATACGTGGGAGGTGATATCTTGAAGGACGCACGATCTCGGTCCTCCTCCATGGCGCGTATCATCTCTTCTTCATAAACTGCTTTCAGCATGGTCATCATCTGGGGATTTTTTTTCATCGACAGATAATAAGCTAGTCCCGCTGCTAAACACGGGTAAAATCGAAACGGTACATCCACCGTATTCGTAAAGGCGTCTGCGTCTTCGATCCGAGTTAGGCGATTGAACTTGAGAATGTCCGTGCTGTTGTCCGGCACCGGCCAAATTTTTAGCACCGGGGTAATTTGCCTATCAAGAAAAAATTGATTAGGTCGGCCCGTCTGAGTTTTGGTAGGTATGTTAAGAAACTCTGATCGACTCAGGCGGTCAATCGCGAAATCTGTGCCGTCACGAGTTACGACCGTTGACAGTATGTCAATCGTGGATTGCACGTCAGATAGATCTTGAACAGCAGAAACAGTGGTAGTGGCGGCGCTTGTGCCCCCAGTTATCGTCTCACCGTTAGAAAAAGTACCCACCGGGATCGTTGTAGCCACAGAGGTAGTTGTAGGCTTATTGGTGATTGACGCCGTGGCGGCACTTGTGCCCCCAGTTATCGTCTCTCCGACCGTAAAACTAGCGGAAGCGCCGACCGACAAAGTGAGAGTACCAGCCGGGTATTCGCTGACACCCGACGCAACCGTGATAGAGGTTTGGTCAATCGTCCACTGATTCAGGCCTCTGTTAGCCCAATCGGCAAACAACAAATTCATGGATCTTTTGGCCGTTTTCAGGTCGTAGCCGGTCCTAAGCTCTAATCCGCAACGCTCAAACGCTTCTTCAATGTACTCGGCTACATCAATCTCAAAATTTTTGCTGCTACTCGTTGTCATTGTATAAGTTATCGAATACACGGTTCACATCAAGCACGTAGTCTAAATCAGACTTCGAGTAATGTATGTGCGCCGAAGGCTTAAAATCTGGAGCGCCTGTACCCGTCTCAAACCATGCTGGGTGCGTTACTCGTACCCGGTTGTTTGGTAATGCAACGATGTTACCTGTCCACTCCCCCGCATCTAAAAGTTGCAGCACGTGACTTTGTTTGTGCTGTGCTGGGTCATCCGCAATTTCACTTTCAGTATAGTCTACTGTGAAAAGGTATTTCGCTGGATACATTTCTCCAGCAATTTTTGCCATCCAAGGGCATGGCGTTGCACGATCTAAGACATAAACAGCATGGTAGTGAGAAGAACAATCCCAAGGCTGGGCGTCATGTACCGCCATCGGCGCGGGCCATTCTTCCAACGGGATGTCCGCAACAAGAGCGGTGATCGGCATTCTTGCCCACATCGCTCCTCCGTGTACGGTGTCCTCTTCTTCACCATCAGCTTCTATGCCCGTAAAAATCATCTGAAAACTCAGGCATCTGCAAGGCATCGTTGTGACGCCTATGGCCATGGCGTGTAAAAACTCGCCATGGTATCCCTCGTGATTATGTGTAAATTCTTTTCGCACCCAGCACTTAAAGTGCGGAATGTTAGATTGAAGGTATGGCATATTTTATTTGCTTACCTTCCCACCTTGGCGATAGCCCTTAGATTTCATTTTGGACACCTTGCCGCCATTTTTCATGCCCTTAGACTTCATCATGGCACCACCGTTTTTCATGCCCTTAGACTTCATCATGGCACCGCCATTTTTCATGCCCTTAGACTTCATCATGGCACCGCCGTTGGCCATACCCTTGCTTTTCATCGCAGCAGCTTTTTTAGTGGCTTTTTTCTTAGCTGTTTTCTTTTTTGGGGCACCGTTGCCCAGATTTACGACAGACATATATACCTCACAGGTACTTAGTTTTCTTTCTGCGGTTCTCTAGTACAGCCCCGCACCCTCTAGCAATTTCTTGTCGGACCTCGCCGCCCGCGTTCATGTTCTTGACCGTCGCCCGCTTAGTGTTTTTGACAACGGTCTTGCCTTTTTTGCCTTCCCTTTTCTTCTTACGTGCAGTCGCGGCTCTCTCTGCTTTCGTCAAAGATCGTGCCTTGGATTCAGGCAAACAGCGATCTGGCATTTTCTTATCCGGGGACGTGCCACATTTGCCGACAATATTGCCTTCGCTGTCGATACGAACCCAGTTTTGTTTCAACCATTTCTTTAATTCACCCATCAGCGACCTTTTCTTTTGCCGCCTTTAGACTTTTTGGCGTAGTTGGGATCTTTGCAATACTTACTTGCAGCAAGATTGGCGTAAGCGGACGGATAAGTATCAAACGTTCGCTTCGCCCAAGCTTTACCTTCCGGGCAAATCTTACTGCCTTTGCTTTTTTTGGACGCTGCGCCACCTTTTCGGTAGTAACTAAGCCCTTTTGGCATACTAGCTCGTGTCATTACCATGCCTTACAAGACCAATATCTTGCCGAAAATTTATCTTTTGCCGTATCACACTTGTGCCTAGCTCGAAAATTAGCCCGTCTGCCGGGCTGATCTTTTTTGATCGACATCTTCGGATCACCAAACCTAACCAGCTTGATTTCACTACCTTTTTTAGCAAGAACAGCACTTTTTTTGGCCTTACCCGGCGTTCTTTTTGGCTTGTTAAAACCAGCAAACGTCTCACCACGGTATTTGATGCGACCAGATGGAAGTCTTTTAGCGTCCTTGGTTGTTGCCATTCAAAAGTTCCTTATACCTAAGCATGAAAAACTGTCAGGGTTAAAAAAGAAGACACGGTGTATTGCAGATAAATCCCATCCGTAAACAAGATGCCGTTTTCCGGGATCACTACATCACGCGTTGCAGTCGCAGAGGCGACAGAACTGATCTTCATTAGACTCGTTCCAGCAGTGGAGGTATTGATAAAATCAATAGTCCCAGCCGTTCCGGTGCTAGTAAGAAAAGCGCCTTTCAAACGTGACCTACCCGAAAACACAATGCTTGAGGAATCCGCACTGATACCGGCTTTTACGTTGCCCGCTGGGTCACCGACCGCTGTAATGGACGTGATCGTCAAAAAAAACTTTGAGCTAGTGGCAACGCCTGCGTTTGCGCCAGTAAGAGACTCTGTCTGCGCGGTACTATTTATATCAGTGCCTACGATGGTGAAAGATATTTCATCATCATCTCCAGCCGAAGTAATAGTGACCTTACGAGCATTGCTCAACGTTACAGATCCGCCGTCAGCCAAAGCTCCGCCGATAGTGAGTGCGGCGTTGTTGCCAACAGCGGCATTCGCAGAAATACCGTCGTCATCCGCCGCCAGAGTGTCTGCGGTTATGGTGACCGCAATTACATCAGAAGCTCCAGACATAACGTTCTCCTATTACGCGATCTGCACGTATTCAATAATGAACGTAAAAGAACCCGCAGTGGTTGCATCAACAGTATTCGTGATGTTGCAGAAAATAGTCCTTTCAGTATCTGTATATTGAACAGAAGCAGGAGCGGTAGTGCCGCTTTGCGTCTGAGCAACTAAAGTAGTCGTTGTAACGTTGTGTACGACAACAGTTGTGCCGCCGTCCAAAATCTCATCAGTCACCGCCGCAACAATCTGTGCGCCAGAAGAAGTTGTACCAACTTCATAACCAATGTCGCCCGTTCCAATAACAGGAGCAACATCACAAAAGATCTTGATGTCGGTAATAATCGTGTTTGCAGGCTGCGTGAACTGACCAATAGATGGGCTGTCACCTGCTGTGGTGTTAACCGTAACGCCCGTAGCAAAGCCAACGTGCTTCACATATTTGTTGGTGACGATACCGGTAGAAGCAATAGTCGCTACATCGGTAAACGCACCGGTCGTTGCATTCTTAGATACGACTTTGAAGCCGTTTTCTGACCGAACTGGTCCGTTGAAAGTGGTATTAGCCATTGTGATCTCCTGTCGTGGCTAGAGTCAGGCGCGGTATGCACCTGTCAGGGATTGTTTGAATATACACAAAAAAGAAAGGGGCAACAATGTGCCCCTTCTTTTTCACAAGTTTTTACAAACTTATGCGCCGGGAGTTCCAATAACAGATCTCCAATCAGACACGCCAAACGAGTAACGTTCACGCGCTTTAAAGCGCATGTTACCCG